AAATGTCATAACTGTGGTAAAGGTGCTAGTTTTCAAAACTTCTTAAAGCACGTTGACACTAAAATTTATGATGACTATATATTTGAAAGATACAAAAAGAATGATACTAATGTTCCTGACATTAGTAAATTTCAACAACCAAACTTTATGAAAGGGCCATCTCCACTCAAATCTCTTAAAAAGATATCATCACTAAGACATGATCATCCTGTTAAGAAATTTGTGGAAAATAGAAAGATTCCATCTACGGCTCACTTTGAATTGTTTTTTGCCCCGAAGTTCTATTCGTGGGTAAATAAGGTTGTACCTAATAAATTCCCTTCTTTGAAGGGCGATCATCCTAGATTGATAATTCCATTCTTTGATGAGAACAATAAAATGTTTGCCTTTCAAGGGAGAGCTTTCGGAAATGAACAACCAAAATATATTACCATCAAGCTTGATCCAGAAAAAGATAAAATATACGGTCTTAATAGACTAAACCGTAATAAACATACCTATGTGGTTGAAGGGCCCATAGATAGTTTATTTCTAGATAATTGTATTGCTGTTGCAGGTGCAGATTTTATGAAGTTACCAAAAGAAAATACTACAATTATTTTCGATAATGAGAGGAGAAATTTAGAAATACTCAAACAGATAGAAAAGACTGTTAATGAAGGATATAGAGTTGTCCTCTGGCCAGATGAATTAGAAGAAAAAGATATTAATGATATGATTTTGGCTGGAAAAACTAAAGACGAAATAAAAATAATAATAGAAAAAAATACTTATCAGGGCAATATGGCTAAGATAAGATTAACAGCATGGAGAAGAATAAATGCCTAGTAATTACCTACCAACCCCATATCAAGAATTTATCCACTTATCAAGATACTCACGCTGGTTACCAGAAAAAGGTCGTAGAGAAACTTGGAATGAAACTGTAACAAGATATTTTGATTTTTTTACAGAACACGTTAAAGAAATGTGTGAATTTGATATAAGTGATAAAATTAGAAATGAACTTGAGGTTGCAGTACTAGGTCAACGTGTTATGCCGTCCATGAGGTGTTTAATGACTGCTGGGGAGGCACTTAAGCGTGAAAACATCGCTGGATACAACTGTTCATATGTAGCGGTAAGTCGTATCCAAGCTTTTGATGAAATTCTATATATTCTTATGAATGGTACTGGAGTTGGTTTTTCTGTAGAAAGACAATTCGTATCAGAACTTCCTAGAGTTGCTGAAGAGTTTCATCCTAGTGATACAGTGATAACTGTTGCAGATAGTAAGATGGGTTGGGCAAAGGCATTTAAAGAACTGATGGGTATGTTATACATAGGCCAAATTCCAAGATGGGATTTATCTAAGATACGTCCTGCAGGTGCACCACTTAAAACTTTTGGTGGTCGTGCTTCTGGCCCAGCACCATTAGAAAATCTTTTTAATTTTACAACTAATATACTTAGTGGTGCAGCAGGTAGAAAATTAACATCACTGGAATGTCACGATATTGTTTGTAAAATTGCAGAAATTGTTGTAGTTGGCGGGGTTCGTAGGTCAGCTCTTATTAGTCTTTCAAATTTATCTGATGATCGTATGAGACACGCAAAAGCTGGTCAGTGGTGGAATGATAATCCACAACGAGCTTTGGCAAACAATTCTGCAGCATATACAGAAAAACCAGATATTGGTATTTTTATGGATGAGTGGAAAGCTCTTTATGATTCTAAGTCTGGTGAAAGAGGCATATTTAATCGTGCAAGTGCTAATCGTATGGCAGAAGTAAGTGGTCGTAGGGTTACTGAAGGACATGAGTTTGGTACAAACCCATGCAGCGAGATAATTTTGCGAGATAGAGAATTTTGTAATTTGAGCGAAGTTGTAGTAAGACCAGAAGACACAAAGGAGTCTCTTTTAGACAAAGTACGTCTTGCAACGATTCTTGGAACTTTTCAATCTACTCTTACAAACTTTAAGTATGTATCAGCAGCATGGAAAAAGAATTGTTCAGAAGAAAGACTTCTTGGTGTTTCTTTAACAGGTATCATGGATAATTCACTTACAAATGGTAAAACAAAAGGTGTTGAAGAATTATTAGAGGAACTAAAATCTCGTGCAGTTGAAACAAATAAAACATGGTCTAAAAAATTAGGTATAAATCAATCTGTTGCTATAACTTGCGTTAAGCCCTCTGGAACAGTCAGTCAGCTAGTTGATGCTGCATCTGGTATTCATGCAAGACACAATCCTTTTTATATTCGCACAGTTCGTGGAGATAAAAAAGACCCATTGACAATGATGATGACAGATATGGGATTTCCTGTAGAAGATGATGTTATGAATCCTGCCAACACTGCAGTATTCTCTTTCCCTATGAAAGTAGACAAAACTGCAGTATTTAGAACAGATATGGATGCTATAGAACAATTGGAGTTGTGGTTAACCTATCAGAAACATTGGTGTGAGCATAAACCCTCTGTTACAATTTCTGTAAAAGAAGATGAATGGATGGAAGTTGGTTCATGGGTATATAAAAACTTTGATTGGATGAGTGGAGTATCATTCTTACCATTTAGTGAACATACATACCAACAAGCACCATATCAAGATACAGATAAAGCAGGCTATGAATTTCTACTAAAACAAATGCCAAAACAAATAGATTGGTCAAAACTTTCTGAATATGAAAGTCAAGATATGACAGTTGGTGCACAGGAGTTAGCTTGTGTAGCTGGTGCTTGTGAAATAGTTTAATGAAGTTAGTTGTATGTGAATCGTGTGATGCTGAGTTTGCTATAAAACATACGATGGAGAACCGACTATATAAAGTAAGACATTGCCCATTCTGTGGTGATGAATTAACAGGAGAGCTTGAAGATGAGCTCGAAGATTACGGAGAAGAGTACGATGAATGAATGTCAAGAGTGTGGCCACGAATGTCATTGTGAAGGAAACTGTAACGAAGAAAACTGTAGTTGTGAAAGCTGTGATTGTCAGTCACAAGAGTGGGCTGATAATCCTGTAGAGGCCCACTCTTTCTAATGAGGATAATGTGAAAACACAAAGTGCTAAAGCTAAAGGTCGAAGATTTCAACAGTGGGTTCGTGATCAGCTAATAGAATGTTTAGACGTACATCCAGAAGATGTAGAATCTAGAAGTATGGGTGCTGGTGGAGAAGACCTTATTATGGCCCGTGCTGCTAGAGAAAAGTTTCCATATTCCATAGAATGTAAGAATCAAGAGACACTAAACGTCTGGAAGTCATATGAACAAGCAGAATCTAACTCTGGTGATTATGAACCTGTTGTCTTTATAAAACGTAATAATCAGAAACCATTAGTAGTTGTCGATGCAAATTATTTTATTAATTTGCATAAAGGCACTTGACATTTGCAAAGAATCATGTTAGCATATAGTATAATATAATGATGGAGAGAATTATGGGAATGTCAAATTATATATTAGATTGTGTAGAACAGTTTTGGACTAAATGTCACGAAACTATTGGTCAGTGTAAAACTGCCAAAGAGTGGGAAGCAATGATGAAACCTTACGAACACTTACTACAAGGTTCTGAGGACTTGGAGCATGTTAAGGAATATGGTTATGAGGAATTGTGGATCGAATATAAACTTTGGAGTTAAATATGATTAGTACTACTATCGCATTTTTAATTACAAGTACTGCTTGTATTGCTACCTATATTTGGGGTATGCGTCAAGTTCCATCAGAAAAAGTTATTAGTACAATTATTGATGCCCTAAAAGATGGTGGTTATGTAAAAACTAGAATTGATGAAAATGGTGAAGAGGAATTAATTAGATTAGATGATTAAAATTTTATTATGGATTACATTAGGATTTTTAATATGTCATTATGGTGTTCTTAGTTCGATAAGTAACTATATTGTAACATCTGATATAATAGATTTGATCATAGGATTTCTAGAAGGATTTAAAATAAGTGAAGAAATTTAAAGAAGAAAAGTCTGGAATGACAGTGGAAGTTCGTAATAATGATATTAGCGGTGCATTACGAGTTTTAAAGAAACGTATGCAAACCGAAGGTATATTTAATGAGGTTCGTGAAAAAACTCACTTCAAAAGTAAAAGTGAAAAGAAAAGACTTGCAAAAGCTGCAGGTAGACGTAGATGGTTGAAAAAAATTGAAAAGTTGAATGGAGAGTTAAATGGCTAAAAAAAGAATTGTAGCTAATACTGTTAATAATGGTTGGGTTGCACCAAAGGTTCGTAAAAAACGTAAACCTATGACTGAAGAACAACGTCAGGCAGCAACAGAACGTCTTGTAAAGGCTCGAGCTGCACGTACACCAGCTAAAAACGAATCTATTTGTAGTTCTGTTCTTAACAAGAGTGATGATCATTTCTTATCTGCTAAAAAAGTAAGAGAGTGGATTAAAACACAGAAATCTTTAGCATCATCTTATAAGGCAGAAGTTCGCAGAGATGTAAAAGGTTCACATTCAAAGTATGCTAATTGTGTGGCCTATGTCAGACATATGCAACATTACTTAAAACATGGTGATTGGGTTGATGATTACTATGGAGAGTATGCAGAAAAGAGGATAAAGTGGAAGACGATACATCCATCAGCGACAACAGTAATGTAATTAGGGGCCCGTGGACTCGGGCTCGAATTGTTACACCTCAAGAAACTGATAGAATGACTGAGGATATGAATTTCATTGATGAAGTTGCAGAAAGCATTATGATACCTACTATACACAATCTTGCTGAAAATGGTGTGGATATAAAAGAAGAAGAGTTTCTTTCTGAAATTGGATTTTTGAATGAACTAATTAAATCTGTAATGTTTAGGATAATGGGATATCAACACCCAATGTCTGATCTTGTGTCAACTGTAATGAAAGTAGAAACAGAAAATCCACTAACAACATATTCAAAGTTTGACCATGATATAGTTAAAAAAATAGTTGATAGAATGTTTGAGGAAGATGATCCAGCATGATTATAATTGATATGAATCAAATCTCATTAGCAAGTCTAATGATGCATTTAAATATGACAAAAGCAAAAAAACCAGATGAAAACATGGTGAGACATATGATTCTTAATTCTGTTCGTATGTATAGAACTATGTTTAGTGATAAGTATGGAGAAGTAGTTCTTACCTACGATTCTAAACATTACTGGAGAAGAGATTTTTTTCCACAGTATAAATCTAATCGTAAAAAAGGTAGAGAGGAAGATGGTAGAAATTGGGATGCTATCTTTGAAGTTCTCAATAAAATTAAATCAGAAATTAAAGAAAATTTACCATATAAGTTTTTAGAAGTTTATGGTGCGGAGGCTGATGATATTATAGCCACACTATGTAAACATTCTCAGACAGAAAAAGATCGTACCAAAAATGAAAATATTTTAATAGTATCTGGTGATAAAGATTTTATTCAATTACAAAAATATGTAAATGTAAAACAGTATTCACCAATTCTTAAAAAGTATGTAGATGGACATAATCCAGACACATATATAAAAGAACATATACTTAAAGGCGATACTAGTGATGGAGTACCTAATGTTCTGTCACCAGATAATACATTCACAGATGGATTAAGACAAAAACCTTTAGGAAAGAAAAAGATTGAGACTTGGTTGGATATAGATATAGATGATTTACAGGATGAAGTCAAAAGAAATTACCAAAGAAATGAGAAACTCATTGACTTGAGTAAAATACCAAATGAACTTGAAGATGAAATTTTAACAGAATTTCATGGAGCTCCATTCGGTGACAGAAGCAAACTACTAAATTATTTTATAAAATCAAGATTGAAAAATCTTACTGAAACAATTGGAGAATTTTAAAATGCCAGAACAAACATACACTATGCTTTTTACAGAAATACTTGACAAAGTACATAAGGCAAAAACTAAAGATCAAAAGGTAAAAATCCTTAGAGAAAATAATACTGATGCATTACGCATGGTGCTCAAAGCTGGATTTGATCCTAATATTAGATGGGTGTTTCCAGAAGGCCCTGTTCCTTATACACCCAATGATGCTCCAGCTGGAACAAATCATTCAGTTCTAGCTATGGAAGCAAAAAAACTATGGCATTTTATTGAGGGTGCAGATAGAGAAACTAAACAACACAGAAAAGAAGTTATGTTCTTTCAGATGTTAGAAGGCCTACATGAAAGTGAAGCTAAACTTCTATGTAATGCTAAAGATAAAAAACTACATCAAGTATATAAAGGTTTATCCTCTAATGTAGTAAGAGAAGCATTTGGTTGGGATGAAGATTTTAAAGTACCACCACCAGATGTATATCCAGCTGAACCTGGCCTAGCGTCTGGAGTTGATAGGTAGTATGAACTTACCACCAATCTATTGGCCATCACAGTTACTTCCTAAAAGAAAAAAACCACTGATAAAAAAGGTCGAAAGAAAAGACCCAGTAAAGTGGCCAGATGAAGCACTCAAAAAACTTTTGAAAGATTTGCAAAATAAGCCTTGACATTCTCAACGAATCATGTTAGCTTATAAGTATAGTTAATAGAGAGAGAATTGTAATGGTAGAACGTGGAACACAAGTTATTGGAGTTTGGGGAGCTATGCACTCTGAAAGTCATGGTTTTGTAGCCAGTATTGAATGGAATTGTGATACTGGAAATGAGGTTCGTATTCAATGGAATGATGGTTCTAATCATCATACTTTAATGGATGAAATACAAGAAAATTATTTAGAGAGTAATAGTATTGGAGTTTATGTTAACCCCTTTACTAATGAACTTATGTAATTTAGGCCTTGACATTATTAACGAATCATGTTATAGTATATACATAATCAAGAGAGAGGTTAAGTTATGACAGTTAGAGTAAATAAACAATTCGATAGTGTTAATGACGGTATTCAGAATATGCTTGCCGCAGCTACTCACGACTACAATGAATTTTGTTCAAATGAAAATATGCAAGAAGAATTTGCTGAGGGTTGGGTAGTAAAAGAGGGTCAAAAATATATTAAGATTGTAAACCGAAATTCTGCTTGGGGGTTTATTGTCAATACAGAAGATGATAAAAAATTTCAAAAAGGAGATGTCCTAAAATGTGCTGGATACAATGCTCCTGCTCGAAATAAAGCTAGGGGTAATGTTCTTAGTGGTGGTTTTAATATTCAATGGACAGGGCCTTTATATCTATGATAAAAACAATGAACAATATTGGTGAGTATCTTGGATACATTATATTAATTATTTTTTCTTTTGG